TATATTGCTAAGAAAATATAACAATTCCTTGTATTTACAATCACACATTCCTAACTCTGGTTTAATTTGAAAAATACATTTTATCTCATGATTAATACTAATAGATGAAATATATTTCATTCTTTTTATTAATAATTGTGGTAAAACAATATATATATTATCATCAAAAAGAGATATATCTAAAATATCTCTTTTATATTTACAATCACAATCTTTAGGAGACCACTTAGCAGAACCATATTCACAACGAGGCTCATGTAAATCAAATTGATATATAATTTCTTTTAGATAGTACATTAAAATTGTTACTATAAAAAGAGGAGGAAATTCTATATCCAATACTTCTAAATCATTTGAGAATAGAGGCTTTTTAAGAGCCTCTGAAATACATTCCTCTATATGTCTAAGTTGATTTTTAACTTTCTCATCCATTCAACAATTCCATCTTCTTCTCAGTATCATCCATGATAGTTGAATAGGTACTATTACTATGTAGCCACTCATTTATTTCAGATAAAAATTCACCCATCACATCATCTCTATAAAGATCCTTTTCCCAATATAGTTTCTCTTTTCCTTTAACTGCATAACGAGTCTTTTCTTTATTTATTATTCCTGCTCCAGTAGCAGCATCTAACAAACCAAAATATTTATTAACTCCAGTAGCAAAATCAAGGAGTACTCGACCCTCTTTCCAGGGAGGTGAAATCCTATTTTTAGTAGTCACTGCTCTTAATTGAACCCCTACAATCTTCTTATCATCTTTCTTATCTTTAACTTTTGATTTAGAAAATCTAATACTTACAGTGGGATTATAAACTGCTCCTTCACCTCCGGATTCTATCTGACCTCCATATAAAGAAGCAGTATTAGTATAAGTGTGATTTACTGCTATAAATGTTATTTTCTTAGCAACTAGAAGAGGAGTTAAGACTCTAAATATTCCACGTATTACTTTACTCCTTTGTCCCATATCAGCCGCTGATTTAGAAGCCTCAGCATCTTTCAATTCTTTAGAAGCACTAAGATTACCTAAAGAATCAAGAATCATAACATATTTTTTAGTCTTATCTTTATCCTCTTCTATGACTTTCAGCATTTTAAAAGCTACATTTCTAAAATCTTCTAATGTAGTAACTGCTACACTTGGTATATAAATAACTTTAGAAGGATCCATTCCTAGACGTTCAGCAAATTCAACATCAGTAGCATTCTCAGTATCTACCCAAAGTATAGTATAATCTTTCTTTATTGCTTCTCGGGCTATACTAGCGGCAACGAAGCTTTTTCCAGTTCCAGATTGTCCGCTTAAAACTATGACTCTTCCTGCTGGAATTCCTTTATAAATATCTCCAGAAATAATACTGTTCAAAACATAAGAACCAGTAGAAATATAATCTTCTATTTTCCCAAAATTACTATCTTCAAGAGTGTCTATAAAAGGATTTATAGATTTTAATTTCTTCAAAAAATCATTTGAATTTGCCATTTAATATATTCTCCCTATCATCTATTATTCCTCCTATTTTTATATTATTATCTATTCTTTTAGTTAACAAATGAGTAATTTGTTTCAATCTTTCTTCTAATTGCATATTACTTAAATGTAAAGAAAAATCAATTTCCGCTAAACTAATAAATTCTGCTAGAAGATTATCTAATTCATTGAATCCATTATGAAAATCATGTTCTACAAAAAGTTTCTTTATATAATCTACATATTTATAACTATCTGATATTTTCTTCTTCATAAGTTCAAAATCTTTCGCATTCATATAATATTATATCACACCTTTTCTATTTTGTCAATAGATTTTAATTTTTTAATCTCATTTTTTATAAAATTTTTAGCATAATCAAATATAACATCAAATTTAGATTCAAAATCATCCAGTGGTATTATTTCAGTATATTCAACTGCTCCATTTTCATAATCTTCTGTATTATATAAATATGTCTTAACCTTAATTTCTAGAAAATTAGAACAATTATTTTTAAATATAGGAACTATACTAACATCAAATTTATCAAGTCTCAAAAATTTTTTAAAGTCTCTACCCACTATCTTATTCTCCTTAAATTTACTAATATTTATTGATACTTTGAGACTGGTATGGATCCTCTAACTTCTTCACATTCACTACAAACTATAAGAAGTTTATCATTATCATATTTAAATTTTATGGTAAAATCTTTATGATTACAACTATTATTTAATTTAACTACCTTTTTATTATCTTTAAACATTTTTAGCTCCACAGCTATTTTTAGGAGACATTTTAACTCAACTGAATCTATTTCTGTCCAATGGTCACTAGCTTCACATATATCTATACTTCTATTTAAATATTCAATCCAATGATTTAGAAATTTATAACTAGTAGGAAGTAATTTTAGATCTTCTTTTATTTTGTATATTCTTTCTTCTTTAGTCATTTATTACTCCATATCATAAAGTTTAGATCTTTTATCTAAATGATTTATTAAAAAATTCTTACCTATTAGATCTTTTATAGAATAAAGATTTACCCAATCAGATATATTATTAAAAGAATTAAATTCATATCTAGTCATTTTAACTACCTTACCTATCTTCTGAAAAGCATACCAAAAGTCTTTAGTCTTATAATAGGTAGTATCATAATCAGATGACCACTGAACTAAATCTTTAACTATATCACTACAAAATTCCTCTACTGGCTTAGATCCATTTTTTAGATATTTACTATGATCTTCTATATTTATCTGCTTACTATTAGTAAATATACTTGCCAACATAGAAACTTTTGTAAAAAATATATCTTGTTTCATTTACATTCTCCTTTTAATTAAAGGTTATTATCAATAATTATATAATAACATAAAATTAAGCTTATGTCAAGAGAATACTAAAATAATGTATCTATAAGATTAACAGTTTCTGTATTTATATTCCAATCCATAGCTTCTAATATCTTCTTAATTGGAGCAATAAAACTTTTTTCAAATTGAAGATCTAAATCTATATATTCTTTCAATTTAAATTCAGCAGGGAAATCATCTTTAAACGCTATAATATTCTGCTTAATTGGATTGCTTGAATTTAGATATATAAATTTTACTTTATCTGCTTCATGTATTTTTTCATACCTAGTAGTTAATTTTAACTTCTTCAATAACATATTATAATTATTAGAAGCTCTAACATGAATAGGAACAGTAACTCCTTTAATATGTTTTCCTTTTTCGTCTATATATTTTGACATATTTTTAATATTTCTTGGAAAAGATATAGTGGAGATATCAGCTTTTTTAAATTTTTTCTTTATCGATCTAATCTTTTTTGCTAGTTCAGTTTCAGCTTTTGGGTTATCGAATATAAACTGAACAATATCTTTAATCTTATCTCTACAAAAAGATGGAGTAGAACTTCTGATTATTTCAAGTCCTGTTATTTTCATTTTAGGAGGTGAATATCTCACGCCCTCTGAATCTATATTTTTAAGAACATATTTCTTCTTCTGAACAAAGATGGAACCTGTTGATATACATTCTCTTTTCAAATCAAAAGTATTTTCTTGCATATTCTGATATTTCTTAGAAAAAATATCATATTGCTTTTCTAAAAATGGTCTAAATTCCTCCTTAGTAAATTTATTAACATAGTCAATAAAATCTTCTTCTGATATATCTTCTGGAATCATTCTTTCAAAATTCAAATAGATAGAATCAGTATCACAATAGAGAGTAATATTACTCTCATATCCATATTTTTCTCTAAAATATTTATTACAAAACCTCTCAGTATATTTTGTTAATTTCTGCCCAGTCATAGTTACTGCTAAAGCCATACTTGGATTGTATAATCTACAAGCTTGATTTGCTAAAGCACCATACATTGAATTAAGAGTAATCTTTTCAGCATTTTGTAAAGCGTCATATGTTGCTTTTAAATTAGAATATTTCTTATCTTTGGTTTCTTGAAATTTTCTCTCATTTTCTAACATAAGACCTTTATGTCTTTTTCTAATAGCAAAAATCTTCTTCATTATTATAGGAATTATTCCTTTTTTACTTTTAAACAAGCATCCATTTCCTGCTATGCTTAATTTATATTTTATTATTAAATCTTTTAATTCTTTTCCTGAATAAATTTTATCTCTAAGACTATATTCAGAATTATCATTAATTTTTTCTATATCTACAAAATCAATAAATTCTCCATCTTTTAATATCTCCCCTACAAGTGTTTCTGGTGAGATATTAAGGCCCATTATAATATGAGGATATAAGGAAGTGAAATCATAACTAACTACCTTGCTATAATATCCTTTTTGGGGTTCAGAAACATATCCTCCAATTAATGTTCTATCTGAAGTGGAAGAATATTTAGCAGTTGGAAGTATTATCTTCTTTTTCTTTAGAATAGTCATCATATAATTATCAAAAACTTTAATATGAGAAGCAAATCTTTCAAAACTACACCTGCCCATATATCCAATTGCTTGACATAATTTAATATATCCTAATTTATCTTCTAATTGCTTAACCAACATGGCATCTTGAATGTTGTAATTTACAAATTTAGTCCAATCTTCTCTCCACAATTCATCTAATGTGCCATCAAATTCTACTTTTGTTTTCTTCAATTCTAAAGTTGAAATGTATCCTAATTTATAAGATTCTTTTTCTCCTTGACTAAAATTTCTATATAGATCATAATAATCTAATTGATTTATTCCTGCTATAGAATAACAAGTATTTTTTCCATTATGTCTTTGATAATTAGTTGTCTCTACTTTTCCAATAGGAGAATATTTAACAATAGATCTTTCTCCTATCAAATATTTAGCTCTATTTAAAATATATGGAATATCAAAAGCTAAAGTATTCCAACCAGTTATAACATCAGGATAGTTCTCTCTATGCCATTTAAAATATTTCTTTAGTAATTCTGTCTCATCTTCACAATAAATATATTCTATCTTATTACTTTTGGAATTATAATCCCTAGTTCCAAAAACTACAACTTTCTTTAAATAAGAAGAATATATAGATATGAGAAGTATCTCATTTTTAACTCCCCAAGGATCTGGGAATCCATTACCTGACTCAGTTTCAATATCTATATAATGGACACTTAATTCAGGAGGATTTTTAAATTCATCAATATCTATATATTTATCTACAAGAAATCTATCTTCTGGTTTTATATCACCTTCTAATGTTTCATATTTCTTAATATATTCTGATTGGTCCCACCAATTTTTAAATTCTTTTCTTTTACATGATTTACCATAAAGATCTTTATAGTCACCATTTTTATCATAAATATAACAATAAGAAGTATATGGTTCTAAATAATGGAACTTCTTTCCTTCTTCGTTATATTCCCAAAGGTGCATTTCATTCTTTTTTCTATCATAATATATACTTGAAAACATTAATTCTCCTCTAGAATAATTTCTTAAAATTATCAGATATTTTCATAGTTCTTTCGGCAGTTCTTTCAGTAGCAGATACAATCGGCTTCAATTCTTCATATACTTTCTTATAATTATCTTTTTTATATCTATTTTTCCATGCTCTATCAATGATACTAAAAAGTTTTATATCTGTAGTAGAAAAAACATCTTGCAATACTTCTGGTATATCTGTATGTATTATTCTTTCAATCATTCTTTTGAACTGAACAAAACTAAGAATATTATGAGCGGGAGCTACTGCATAAAATCTATCTCCTGTAAATTGTACCAATTCTTTTAGTGGCACATCTTTACAATAAGGACAATCACAAGGAACTTTATTTTCATCTGTTAATTTAGAATAATCATATTTATTAGAAAAAGACATCCATTTCTGGCCAGTTAATGTGGAATATAATGACATTCTACCATAAGCTGTTTGTATAATCTGATAAGAAGAATCATAAGATATAAAACAATTATATCCACTTTTATGAAGAAGATTTTGAAGATATGTTACACTTGGTATATATCTCATTTTAGTCATCATAAAAATATGAAATAATCTAATTCTATCAATCTCACCTTGTTCCATAAGATAGAAAAAAGAAGATAGAATCATAGTCAATGTATGACCGCCGCCAAGGGCCCAACCTTCAAATTGATATTTCTTCATTGTCTGATACCACTTATCAATTTCAAATAAATCGCGGCCATGTAGAACATTTAATATAGTAGTATCTGATGTAGATCTATTATCTCTAAAATATACAGCACTTTTTTCAGTAAAATTTAAAGAATGATTAAAAACTTTTATTGGTTCTTCTGAAGAATCTTTAGGAATTGGACTATCTAGGAGAGGAAAAATATCACAATTTTTGTCTAGCCATTTTAAAGCCTTTTTATTCCCAAATTCTTTAGATACTTTCCCTGTAAGAACTTGGAAACCTCCACTATCACCAAAAAAAAGGCTTCTATCATCTTTAGGAAAATCTATATCTTCTCTATAATTTTTTTTCTTATAATTATGAGCAGCAGAAACCAACATAAAAGGAAAATAAAAAGGATTATTTGGATCTTCTTTATAAAATCTAAAAGTTTGATTCTCTTTCCAAAAATGTTTGGCGTTTCTTTTTATTGTAGATACAAAACTTCCTACTGAAATAGCGGGAAAATATAAAGTATTCTTATTTTTTGTATGGTTCCAGAAAGACAATATTCCTCCTTCTTATTTGACTATTGTTAGTTTAGGTTTTTTAACATCTCTATATATAGAATAAATTTCTTCACATCTCTTAATCATGTTTTCTTTATCTTTATCTGAACCAAAAAGGTCTGATTCTTTTAGCATCCTAATAATAACTTTCACCATATGAGGTTGGTCATTATCTAAAGCTCTAATAACACATATATCTGGTTTAGTTAGTATATATTTCCATTCTATAACATAACCATTTTTATCAGCAAAATGCATCCATTCATCTCTTCTACTACTAGAAATAGAAGTGTTATCTAAAATAACTTTTTCATGATTAGAATGAAAAAGAGCTTTAATCATTATTTTAGCTATAGTCCAAACCATAGGTTCTGCTTCTTCAAGATAATCTACACCATGAAGTGCTAATCTAATAGAATCACCGCTAACAATAGGGATATTTTGTTTCTCTGCCCAAGTTGATTTTCCTGACCTGGGCAGACCCACAGTGCATATTAAAGTTTTTTTCATCTTATAAACCCCAATCCTTCTTCTGCTAGTATTATATTCCAAAAAGAATTAATTATATCTTTTCTTGAATAATCTTTTATTCTATAAAAATATTTTAAATCCCTTCTTGTCTTACCTCCTTTAACCAATTCAAATGCCATATCGAGAAGATCTAATATTGCATTTTTAGGCATTAGTTCTATCTCGCTTCCAAAATACCTGAGAAAAGTTCCTATCCTCCTCGATTTTGGAATAGTATCAAAATTTTTAAAAGTATAGTAAAGTTTATTATCTTTCTTTACAATAGTTAGATTATTATCATGATAAGTCTCTTGACCTACATATCTACTAACTATTTCTTTACTCATTTTATCTCTCCTTATTGAGGGTTATTAAGATATAACTTCTATTTTATTATAACATAAAATCATTTGGATGTCAAGGAAAGATTATTTAATTTTCTCTCTTCTTCTACTTTCTCATATTTGCATAAAGTTGGATTAAAAAATTCTATTTTATCTAAATCTACTCCTAATATTATATATTCTAAATTCAAAGATTTTAATAAAATTGTAGCATCATTATCACATCCACATCTTATAATATTACTTTTCATATTTGAAGATAATAAAATTCTTCCACAACTATTACATTTGATTTTCATTATTTCAATATCTGCTATTTCTGCCATTTATCATTCATTTTTCTAATTGTTCAGTTCATTTTTAATTATTTCTTCGTATTTTTTATGCAGAGTATCTAATTCTTTAGAAATTTCGCCAAATATTATTCCTTCCTTATATATATCAACTACCCACCATGAAGTTAAGATGAAAGATATGCTCAAACCTATTATTATTCCTAAAATAAACTCCATTATCTTCTTATCTTCATATCTACAAGTTTAAAAAACTCCTGTTTAGTGCTAGCCTCATCTAAAAATATTCCCCTCAACCCAACAGTATCCATAAAACTATTTTCTTCTT